GAAACACACATGTTTCTATTGTGGTGAGAAAGTCGATAAAGCAAACCTCTTCAAAGTAAAGTTACAAACTGCAGATGGTCCACATGAAGTTACTGCATGTAAACAATGCGGTAAAGATTTAAACGAAGTATTAATAGAGATAGAGAAGGTAAAGAATGATGAAATTTATTGAAACCCATAATAATCTCTTTGGTGAAGGGGGTGCTACGATTGAATACACAGTGCCTGATGATGCCAATCTTGATGAAGTACTAGAATCTTTTGTTGACTTTTTGCGTGGATGCGGTTATACTATTCCATATGAAAGTTATCTGAGTGTTGTTTCAGATTACGACGAAGAAAAACCCGAACAACGTGAATCATATCACGACTACATGGGTCGTAGAATGAGAGAAGAAGATGACCGCATGGAACATTGGGGACAAGATGTGGATTTTGATTAATGGCTAAGGAACACACACCTTTTGATTTCATGAATGCAGTATCTGAGTTTAAGAAAGATATCATTCGTGGGAACGACAATCCAGAAATGGCAGAGAAAGAATACGGTGAGTACATGTACATTATCAACCGTGGTTTCTCTTACTTTGAAGATACTATTCTTCATGCAAACGAAATGAACCAGAGACCAGACATGTTTCCTATAGGTTCCTTTGACTACTATAATGGTATGTTGAGGAAACGTAAACGGTTCTCTAAATGGCACAAGGCAGAACAGAATGATGACCTTGATGCAATCCAAGAAGTCTATCAATGCAATCGTACCGTTGCAAAACAATACTTGAAAGTTCTTAGTAAAGATCAACTAGAAGATGTTCACCAGAAGTTATTTGTAGGGGGTTAAGTTATTTAAAATAATAAATAACTTTTGTTGATAATGATCAACACCACCCATAACAAATAAATTATAAAAAAGGTGAACATGTATTATGAACGAAGATATTTTTAAGGGCGTTGGTGTAGAGATTGAACTACCTTCCGATGACAGTTTTTTAAAAGTAAAAGAGACACTAACTCGTATCGGTATTTCATCACGCAAGGAAAAAAGGCTGTACCAATCTTGTCATATTTTGCACAAGAAGGGTAGGTATTCCATTTTACACTTCAAAGAATTATTCATCCTCGACGGTAAGACAAACACATTCACAGACGAAGACTTGTCGAGAAGAAACACAATTGTCAATCTATTAGAGGAATGGGATCTTATTAGGATCATCGACAAGGAAAAAACCAAAGACCCTGTCGCTCCTCTAAATCACATTAAAATCATTTCGTATAAAGAAAAAGGTGATTGGGACTTGACCGTAAAATATAATATCGGTAGAAAATAAAAAATTATTGACATTTGGCAGAAAATGTGTTATAAATAGATGCGAACGCCGAAAGGGTTCGCATTTACTTTAATCTTGCTTTAAAAGGAGATAACGCTATGAATAGAGCACATTTTAATACACTATCACCATATGCTGTTGGCTTTGATCGTATGATCGACAGAATTTTTGACCATCAAGATCAAGCAACAGGTTTCCCACCATTTAATATTGTAAAGAGAACGGATACTGACTTCCGAATTGAACTTGCGCTTGCAGGTTACAAGGAAGAAGACTTGGATATTCAATATCAAGAAAGTGTCTTGACTATTACTGGTGATAAGGACAAGTCAACTGATGATGAAGGATATATCCATCGTGGTATTTCTGGTCGTAAGTTCACTCGCAAATTTACGCTTGCGGATGACATTATTGTTCAAGATGCGGTTTTGGAAGATGGTATGTTGACAATTCGTCTGGAAAGAATTATTCCAGAAGAGAAACGTCCACGTACTATTGGTATTAACACCAACATTCAAAAGTCTTTCCTTACAGAAGACTAATACTCAGAGGGTTCTTCGGAACCCTCTTTTTTTGTTACATGGGCACGAGGTAAAGTCGTGTCTTTTTTTTGTATGTAAGCAACGATGTAAAGTCGTTAAACATAAGGAGAAGTAGATGGAACTACTAACTTTATGGAGCCTTGTTGGGTTCCTACTGGCTGCGTATGCGGTCATTGCCAATGATTCAGTACAAACTCTCGGTACTTGGATGGCATCAAATAATGAGAGATTTAACTATAAAACACTTTGGATTGCCGCCTCGGCAGTTCTACTTGCGACACTCTGGTATGGTTGGAGTGTCAACGGAGGCGACATCTCATATGGTCGTCTAAACAAGATACCATGGCAAGAAGTTCAGTGGTATCACGCTGCAGCACCTGCAATTCTAGTTGCACTTACTCGTATCGGTGTCCCAGTATCAACATCCTTCCTAGTATTATCTGTATTCGCTTCGACATTTGTGTTGGAGAAAATGTTGATGAAATCAATTATGGGATATGGTGTTGCCGCCGCCTTTGCTTATGCGGTGTGGTTTGCAATCAATAAGTTTGCACACAAATGGTTCGACGAAACCCAACCAGTTAGTGAGGGCAATAAAAAGTTCTGGCTAATTGCTCAGTGGGTTGCAACAGGTGGATTGTGGTGGACTTGGTTGTCACATGACATGGCAAACATCGCAGTGTTCTTACCACGTCAAGTCCCAGTAGATCTGATGATACTCATTTCATTTGTATTTGTTGCAGGACTGTTCTTCATGTTCAGAGAACGTGGGGGTAAGATTCAACAAATTGTTTTAGAGAAACACAACACACGATATGTTCGTTCAGCGACATTGATTGACTTGTTCTATTGGTTGTGTTTGTACTTCTTCAAGGAACTGAATGATATTCCCATGTCGACAACATGGGTCTTCGTTGGTCTACTTGCAGGGCGTGAACTTGCAATGGCAACATACTTCGGTAAAAAGAAAACCAAATCTGTATTCCCATTGGTTGCAAAGGATTTTGGTAAAATGATGGTAGGACTTGGAGCATCAGTCGCATTGGTTTTATTTGTTCATTATATTATTAATCCTTGACTTCTAACTGAAGATATGATATAAATATACTCTGTAGCGCATAAAACAAAAATATGCGCTGCATCGTATAAACACACACAAACACAGGAGAAGATTATGTTTTCAACAGACTATTTGTCGAACGTATGGATCGACGCAGTACAAAACGCAAAAACAACTTGGGTAAACACTTGGGTTAAAGATGAAGCAATGAGTGCGCCTCTGCACGAGTTCATCAAATTGCAAACAGAATTCACAAAAGAAGCAATGAAACATACCACTGCATTTTCTAATGCAGCAGGTTCAGCTATGGCGAAGATGGTAAAATGATGGCGAATAAAAACCCTTTTGAAATTAGATCTGAAATGTTACAACTTGCAAAAGACTATATGGATCAACAGTATCACATGAACCGTGAGTTTACGGAAAAAATGTTTGAAGCGGGTAAAGTTGCAATGGAAGAATATAAAGAAGCAACTAAAATGTATTCCATGGAAGAACTAATGGAAAAAGCAAAGGAAATGTATAGTTTCGTTTCTAAAAAAGAATAAATCAAAGGGGATCTTCGGATCCCCTTTTTTCTTGCGTTGTATTGTCACTATTGCGTTTTTCGCATAACAGGTTTCTCAAATTGGTCACCCTTACTGACCAATTTCTGTACTAAATAAATGTGTATAAGGAGTAAAATGCAGACGGTGTTCTGCGCTCGGATCACATCATACATTTATCACATTTAGGAGAAAACAGATGACACACGTTGTACTGTCAGTAACAAGCATGTTTAACGCATGGCAAGAAGGTGTTTATTCCTTCATCAAAGAAGTCGCAGTCAAATATAAGGCTCGTAGACTTGCAAAAGAAACAATCAATCAACTACAAGGTCTAAATGATCGTGAACTCGCAGACATGGGTTTGCATCGTGGAATGATTCGTCAACTTGCAGAAGAACATTATCAAGCAGAAGTAAACAAAAACCTGAACGGATGGGTATAACAATGGACGCAGTAATGAAATACACATTCGCACCACTATCAGGATTTTGGTCAGGGTTCAGCAATTTTTGTGAAGTCGCTGGATACGCACGTGCAGCTTCGCACTTGTCGTCACTAGGATATTACGAAGAAGCAAAACATTGCATGATGCAAGTAAATAAATTGAGATCTCGCAAATAATCCTCATAAATATTTGTGAGGATATCACAAATTAGTAGGAGAAAAACGTGTCCGATGTTCTGGTACTTAATGCAGACGGTCAACCTATAAACTTTTTACCTCTAAGTACTATCAAATGGAAAGACGCAATCACCTACATGTGGATGGATAAGGTGCATGTCTTAGACTGGTACGACGACTGGATGGTTCGAAGTCCCAGTTGGGAAACCAAGGTCCCCGCCGTAATCATGATGAAAGAAATGATGCGGAAAAAGGGTAGACCTCGGTTTTCCAAGACGAACCTTTATATTCGAGACATGTACACTTGTCAATATTGTTTCGAACGGTTTCCACGGAGTTACCTTACTTTAGATCATGTACTCCCCATATCCAAAGGTGGGAAAACACATTGGGAAAACATCGTCGCCGCATGTGGACCCTGTAATACCAAAAAAGGCGACAAACTTATCTCCCCCAAAATTAAACCACACGAACCAGGCTACTACGAACTGGTACGCAAAAAGAAACAGATCGACAATGTCGAACTGAAACATCCTAGTTGGGAAATGTATTTGGGTTAGTTTGGTAGTGCGAGAGGATTGGTGTCTCCACCACCTCCCCCGATGTACTTAACATCTGCGATATTCTGGTCACCCATTCTGGTTGTCTGGTTAGTGACATAGTTATCGCCACCCATCTTACCAATAACAACAGACATTCCACTACCGTTCATACCAGACTGTTCTACTGCATTTACTATTTCTGAACTGAGTGTAGACAATCTTCTTGGGGTGTAATCTTCATTAAAGAAGTTCTTTACAAACTGTCCTGCAGCGGTGTCTTCAGGGATAACTGCTTCTCTACCATGTAGAATTGCAAGTTGACCACTACCGAAATTTCTGAAACCTCTTGTACCATATCTAAATCCATAATCCTCTTGTAGACTTTGCATAAAGTCTACAATATTGTCATTAAAGAATAGTCTTGCTTCATTAGCGCCAAATCCTGTCATAGATTCTAATTGTGTTCTGATTTCAGGAAATGCTGAATTTAGTGCTTGTAGATTTGCTAACGCTTGTTCTCGTTGTTCTTGGGTTGATTCTTCATTGTCAATAATATCAGCCATGTTTTCCATGAATGCCATCATCGATTCCTGAACCATTGCATTGTCTGGGTTATCTTTATAACCCTGTACAATTCTTGCAAGGTCGCCACTTGCAGCAATTCTTTCACCTAGTGATACGGCTACTTCTGCGCCGTCTAATGCACCAACACCACCAACTGCACCCAGATCCAGTCCACCAGTCGCACCACCTGTTGCGACTTCTGTTGCTTCAAAAGGATCAAGAGCAGCGATTTCCGCACGTGCTTGTGCTTGTGCTGCAGCTTTTGAGTCTTGGAACCAATTATAAAGAGATTTACCTATTACATACGCAACACCAACGGCTGCACCCACAAGCGCACCAGTTGGACCAAACATTGCACCTAGTGTTGCAAATTGACCAATCGTTATTGTGCTATCTACCGCAACGCCTGCCCAATCTTCTGGAACGCCTTGTTCCGTTAACCAGTTTTTAACATCTTCACCGTAGTAAGCAAGTGCGCCTGTTAGGATACCCAATGCGCCCGCACGTGC